ATGAATTTTCTAATGACCTTCATTTTAATAAAATGGGGATTCTTGCCATGGCAAATCGTGGGCCGAATACAGGTGGTTCTCAGTTCTTTATTACCTTGGGACCTACGCCTCATCTCGATAATAAACACACCATTTTTGGTATAGTTGTACAAGGTATGGATGTGGTCGAAAAAATTGGTAAGGTAAAAACAGATAAAAATGATAAGCCTGTTGATCCTGTGATCATTAATTCGATTACCATTGAGCCGATTAAGGATGATGCTAGTAAATAAGATGAATCATGAACAATTTTTCACGTATATTGTGAGATGTGCTGATGAAAGCTTGTATTGCGGGTGGACAACGGATTTAAAAAAACGGTTGGATGCTCATAATGGCGTTATAAAAGGTGGGGCTAAGTATACGAAATGTCGTAGACCAGTGTATTTGGTTTATTATGAAAGCTTTCAAAGTAAACAAGAGGCACAGTCGCGAGAATATGCTATTAAACGACTCAATAGGATCCAAAAATTACAGCTTATTGCGTCAGGTGAGAATAGAGAAATTGAACGTATAAATCTATTGAAATAGAGTGTACAAAACATTCAAAACGACCCTTGTTTGTGCTATAATATATTGATATGTTTTATGGGTTGAAAACACCAGTAATTACAAGGTTTATTTAGTAATCGTCAATAAATCCGTCAAAAATTCTAGCCGAAAATTTTAGACACACTATCATGTGCCTTTAATCTCATTTCATCGGTATAGTGGATGTACGTATTAATGACTGTATCAACAGTATCACCTAATAAGGACGCTACTGTTTTTATGTCAACACCATTTGCCAATAACCTTGTAGCATAGGTATGTCTTAAATCATGGATAGAAGTGTTCGGTAAGTAGCGTTTAATCATTACTGATACCGCACCAGTACCACCAGTTGGATTGTTAAATAGATATAATCCGCTGGTGGTATTTTTGTATTCGAGCAATATATCAATCAGTATGGGTGGTATTGGTATTTTTCTGTAACTGTTTTTTGTCTTTAGATTACGGATCATATATGTACTTTCACCGCTATAAGCGAATTGTTTATTCACATCAATAATAGCGTTATCTAAATCTATATCATCCCATGTAAGACCTAAGATTTCACCATACCTCATACCTGTATAAGCAGCAATGGAACACACGATATAGTATTTGTAGTTATGGCCTTTTAACGATGTTAATAGGTGTGTTACATCATCTTCATTTATAGCGTTGATTTTAGTTGTTTGTGTTTTATGCAACCGCTTAATATTCTTACACGGACTACTATTAATAATCCTATATGGCGATACTGCATAAGCAAATACCTTTGTTATAATCGTTATGCACATATTTTTAGTGGCTATTGATTGTTGCAAATCATTAATTACTTTCCGTATTTGTATTTCAGAAACATCTTTTACTTTCATATTGAATAGTGTGTTGAATTTCTGAAATGCATTGTCATATGCTTTGAATGTAGAATATACATTTGCTTTGTTTTCATCTGTATATATTCTGTAAAACTCAATAAGCGTTATATCTTTTAGACTATCATCAAGTGGATTGGTGATAGTCTTTTTTAGGTTATCGACTATTTCTTGTCCATAAAGTTTAGCTTCTCTTTGCGTGGCGAAACCCTGTTTGGATTTCTGTTTCCACTTATAGCCGTCTTTGTAGCTAACTATAATCTGAAACCCCTTATCCTTTTTTCTGATAGTGAAATTGTATTGCATAATTCACCTCATATGATATGCGTGTAAAAGTTTATACCCTCTACATCGTCAAATTGCCTTGCATGAGCCATACGCTCGATTAAATCAATGTGTGCCTGACTGTACATATCGTCATTTAATATATGACCTATCTCATGTAATATACCTTTACGTTGTACATCAATAGGCTTATCACTATTAACTAATATTGTATATGTTCCGTCATCATTTAGTTTTAATACCGCAGTTTGTGTTTTCCGTAGCTTTATGTAAATCAAATTGATGTTCATACTATCATCCCCTTTGTAGGGTTATTGTATATTATTCAACATGGAATTTTTTACACATATTTTTGTTTACACTATCGGTAAATATCTTTAATAAAACTGCATTTGTAATGAATGGTAACGATAAAGAAATGTAACCATTATGTGTAAAAACATATAATGTTATAGCGAAAACAATAGAAACAGAAGATACAATAAGAGCCATTGCTTGCATTTCTTGAATGCATGAAGTAATTATAGGTTCGTAGTTAAGCATGTTATTAACCTCTTTTCTTTAACATTTCTATAGTATTAATTACAAAGTTAATATCATCTTTTGACATATCTTTACTTGCATCGAACAATAAACGTAAATCAGGATTATCTTTAATGGCTTGTGCATATTCTGATACAGAAGGATCATTATAGTAATGTTCATTTTCAGAGTATTTATTTTCAATCAAGTCAGCCTTATTCACTCTAAAATAATTAGCTAGTAATTCTATCTTATCTATACGAGGATAGTTAGTGCCTTTAATCCAACTTGTAAATGTGGTGTAGGAAACACCAATATCTTTTGCAACTTGTATTCTAGTTTTATTGTATAGGTTCATATAGTACTGTAAATTCTTGGAGAATATCTCTCTATTGCCTAAATCACTCATTATATTCACCTCGTTATAATTTTAAAATTTTTGTTGTTATTTATATAATATATTTAAACTGCAAAAAAATCAAATATTTTTTTAGTAATTTACAGAAAAACTGTTGACATTACAGTTAAACTGTAATACAATACAATCAACGAAAGGGAAAGTGAGGTGATAAATTGAACCAACAAATCTTTGTACAAGATGGAATTACATTAAAAGCAGCACGAGTAAATAAAGGTTTGACACAAAAGAAAGCAGCGGAAATGCTAGGTATTAGCGAATATACGTTGATGAATTATGAAAAAGGAAAATCATCCCCAGATGTACATGTGCTAAAAAAGATTGAAAAACTTTATGAGGTTCCGTACCACAAGATTATTTTTTTGTAAAAGAGTTACAGTTTAAATGTAATTTTAAAGAGGTGATTAGATGCTAGTACAAAATCAAACGGATCTAAAACTAGCTAACAAACGATATGGACAATCATCCACAAGATTTGGATGGGCTGGCCGTAACGATGAGTACGGCCAATACTGGCGAAAACTCATCAAAGCTAAATGGCCTAAACGTAACAAATCAAGATGGAATAAGAAAGTAATTCTATCTTGGGTAAAACTGGCACGTAAGGCAGATATTCACGCAAGGAATGAAAGGAGATACAAAAATGTTTATCAACAATAAGTTTAAAGAAGCCATTGCTTGCGCTGGTATGAAAATCAGAGAAAATCACTATGACTACATCGAAACAATATTTGATGAAATTACACCTTATGGGTGGGAATGTCATTGTGAAGATGCTCAACGAATGGAATGTGAAAACACATCTGAGGTGTTAAAGCGAAGATTTGGGCGACCTAATAATCATAGAGCGTATGGTTTTTGTTTTAACCCAACATTGTAATGAGGTGATGTATGGAAAGCCTTGTATATACGGCTAACCAAGTAGCGGAATTGTTTCAAATTTCGATTTCCGCAGTATACGACCTAAGAAACAAAGGCAAGTTAAAACAACTCCCAAATATGAGTGGAGTTAGATTTAACAAAAAAGAGGTCGAGGCGCTGGCAGGAGTTGAAAGTGAATACTCGGCTATTGGTTACAGAAAGTTAAAAAATGAGGTGGAAACACTAAGAGAAGAAAATAATCGTTTGAAAAGTGAAATTAAAAAAATCACCAGTCAAATGCTAGTGATTGTAGGTAATGAATTATGAAATTGATTTGGATTGTAAGAACAATAGCGTTCCTAATGATAATAGGAACAGTAGGTTCTGTAGAAATCGATAGAATTGATTTTTACACAGCATTTTTACAAATATCATTGGGGTTGACCCTACTCATCCTTTCAAATTTCTGGATGAGGGAAATAAAAAAAGCACGCTAGGCCGTAGGAAAGCAAGCGTGCTAGTAGAGAGTATGTCTTATATCTCTACTTGTATTTTAACACAAGGAGAAAATGAATGCCAAGTTTATACGAATTAAGTAAAGATTATAAAGAATTACAAGCGATGCTTGAAGTAGCGGAAACAGATGAGGATATGGAAGCAATTCAAAATACATTGGATATGCTTGATTGCAGCATCGATGAAAAAGTCGAAAATACTGCAATGTTTATCCGCAACATCAAAGGCGATATTCAAGCGTTCAAAGATGAAGCAAAACGGATGCAGGCGAAAGCAAAAACGTTGGAAAACATGACTGAACGATTAAAGAATAATATTGATCATGTCATGAAAGAAAACAAACTAACAGAAAAGAAAGTTGGACAATTCAAATGCTACTACAAAGAAAGCGAAACAGTAGAAATTGATGATTTGTATGCATTGCCTGATGAGTTTAGAAAAACAACAATCGCAGCTGATAAGGTGGCAATCAAAAAAGCTATCAAGAACGAACAAGAAGTAGCTGGTGCAAGAATTGAAAAGCATCTTAATTTACAGATTGGTTAGGTGTGAACAGTGAAACGATACGAAAAACTAATAGACCTCAGAAACGAATGCGGGTTTACGCAAGATAAAATGGCAGAAATAATTGAAACAAGTAAAGTTACATATCACTTTAAAGAAACAGGCAAGAGCAGATTTACTATAGACGAATGTTTTCGGATAATTGATGCACTTTCCGATAATTTGAAAAAAGATTTAACAGTCGATGAAGTATTTAAATAATGTTGGTTAGGTGAAATATGGAATTTATCGAAAAAATAGTAGCTATTCAGTCAGAATTAAAAGCACCCAAAGGTCAATACAATTCCTTTGGTAAATACAATTACCGCAGTTGCGAAGATATTTTAGAGGGGGTTAAACCCCTACTTACTAAACACGGATTGGTGCTAACCATTCAAGATAGTATCGATTTAATCGGTGATAGGTTCTACGTTAAAGCAACCGCAACTATTACAGATGGGAAAGAGCAACTATCAACAAGTGCATACGCAAGAGAAAGCCTTGATAAAAAAGGTATGGATGCATCACAAGTAACTGGTGCTACATCCAGTTATGCAAGGAAGTATGCTCTTAATGGGTTGCTGGCAATTGATGATACAAAAGATGCTGACACAATGGACAATAGCAAAAAGCCAGTACAACAAACGCAAGAAACTGTTTACAACTGGCAAACTTTAAAAGCTAGAGCCACACAAGGCGGTATTAGTGAAGATGATTTAGTCCATTATGTAACAGAAACATTCAAAGTAAGTAAGCCGTCAGAACTAAAACAAGAGCATTACCAACAAGCCTTTAATTGGGTGAATGCTCAAAGGTACGCTAAGCGATGAAGTGGACAACAAATAACATCGAATTGTTAAGAAGCCCATTGGGTGTAATGGTAGTAATACCAGCACCACATGACAATGATTTATCGAAAATTTCTACTGATAAAGAATACACAGTAGAAATTAAAAGAAAATCTAAAAGCCGTAGTCTAAACTCTAATAGTTATGCGTGGGTTTTGTGCCAACGTATAGCTGATGAATTGAGTAAGAACGGATACACCTCAAAAGAGGATGTATACCGAAAGGCAATAAAAGATTGTGGACATTTCACATATGTTCCAGTCCGTGATGATGCGGTAGAACGCTACATAACGATATGGCAAGCACACGGAATAGGGTGGATAGCCGAAGATGCAGGCGAATGTAAAAGCATCAAAGGTTATCACAATGTAATGTGCTACCACGGAAGCAGCGTGTATACAGTATCAGAAATGCAACGATTGATAGATTGTCTAGTCGATGAATGCCATCAACTAGGAATACAACTTGAAGATAGCGATTACATACAATCGCTAGTTAAGGAGTGGGGGAATGAACAAGAGAAAAAGACTTGATGATAAACTCTACAAAAAAACGAGACCACAAGCCGTAGAAAGGGATAGTATAGACGGCTATCCGTGTTGCGTAATATGTGGCGCACCTGCAACGGAAGTGCATCACATATTGCCAAGAGGTAGGGGCGGTACGAGTGAATTAACCAATTTATCTTGTTTGTGCAGATATTGCCATGAGAATTTAGCACATGGAGTATTTGCAAAAGAAACCAAAAGAAAGCTAGAAGCGATCATCGAAGAAAGGACAAAACGATATGAAGAGAATTGATGTAGTTGAACTATATGTAAGAAAGCGTATTGAAATTCTAGAACGTGAAAATGGCGAATATAAAGTTAATCAAAAAGAAATCAACGAGTTAAAAGATGTACTGGATGTAATCGCAAAAACAAGAACTGTTAGATGTGGTAAGACTTTGACAAAGATTAATGGTTTTGATGTTGATAAACTCATCAAACAAACTACCAGCTATCTATAAGGACTAGCCTATGAGCGACAACAAAAAGTATTACTATCTACGGCTGAAAGATAATTTCTTTGACAGTGATGAGTTGAAGATATTAGAAAGCATGAAAGATGGCTACTTGTACAGTAATATTCTTTTAAAACTCTACTTACGAAGTCTAAAGAATGACGGAAAGTTAGTAGTAAATGAACGTATTCCGTATAGTGCGGATATGTTAGCGAGCGTAACAGGACATCAAGTAGGCACAATCAAACAAGCGTTATCTGTTTTTAAAGATTTAGGGCTTATTGATGTGTTGGATAATGGTGCAATTTACATGCTAGATATTCAAAACTTCATAGGTAAAGGCAGTAGCGAAGCAGACAGAAAGCGTGAATATAGGCAACGAATAGAAACAGATAGGACAAATGTCCAGACAAATCTCCGACAAATCTCCGACAAATCTACACCAGAGATAGAGATAGAGTTAGAGAAAGATATAGAGATAGAGAAAGAGATACATAGTAGTGCAAAAAGCACTACAACAAAACGCAAGCGTTTTGAAAAACCTACTCTATCTCAAATTACACAGTATTGTCTTGAACGCAATAATAATGTAAACGCTGAACAATTCTATGACTACTACGAAAGCAACGGCTGGAAAGTAGGAAAGAACTCTATGAAAAATTGGAAGGCAGCAGTTAGAACTTGGGAGAAGAACAACTACAACCGAAAGCCTGTAAATAAGAACAGCAAAGAAGATGCAATAAACGTAGTAAAGGAGTTGATGGACGAATATGCAGATGAACAGTCAACAACAGATAGTGAAAGCACTATCGATGTTACAGCTAGCGTACAGTACTGATATGTCAGTTGAACGTATGAAATTGTACGTAACGATGCTTGGCAATATTAATCCTGTAACGCTGGAACAAGCGGTAGCTAACTTGATTAATAAATGTAAGTTTTTGCCAACGATTGCAGAGATACGTGAAGAATGTACAGCATTAAGTGCATATGTGAATATGCATGATGAAGTGGAAACCGCACAAACTGCATGGGAAAAAGTAATCAAAGTAGCAGGCACTTATGGTTATGACAATGGAAAGGAGCATTTAGAGGGTATTACCTTACAAGCTGCTAAACCGATATGGTCATCGTTCGACCCTAGAATGGGCCATGAATATAATGAGGCCAGTTGCAGGGCACAGTTTATTAAATGCTATGAGCAATTAATAGATCGTGAGAAACACCGCCAACGTATGGCAAATTCAATAAAGGATAATCACTTATTATTGAAAGCAAGAGAAAAGGCGGAACATGAAAAATCATTGATAAGTGCAGGTCAAAAGCAAATTGAAATGACACGTACAGGAAACTTGGTAGAGGTGGCAAAAGAACCAGTAGATGTAACAGAAATAATCAACAAAAGCAAAATATCTGATAAAGGGAAAGCGCTGTTAAAACAGGTAATAGGGGGATAGATGAAAGAACGAATTAAATCATTTGAAGCCAGCGTGAATGTATCATTCGATGTTAGCTTTACAGTACTAGCAACCAACGAGGCACAAGCAAGAACCAAGATTGAAAATTTACTTGAAATCATGCGTGATGAGGCAACAGTCGATTGCCACATTCACCATAGCTACGATGTGAGTGTTGATGTGTGCAACGTAGAACCAAATTATATAAGTGAGTACTAGGAATGAAGAAAAAACACAAAATGGCAATCCTAATCGAAATACCACTTAATGTGGAAACTGAGCAGGAAGCAACAGAGCAAATGTCAATGTTAATGAAAGCGAACGCAAAAGAGTTTGAGTGTATGCATGACATGATAAGAACATACAAAGGCAAGATTAATATTGAAAGGAAATTGATTTAATGAATAGTGTACAAATTCTAGGCAATTTAGCACGTGATCCTGAATTACGTTTTACAAAAACAGGTAGAGCCGTAGCGATTTTTACAGTAGCTGCTACGAATACTTATATTGACTCTACAACCAACGAAACAAAAGAACAAACTGCTTTTATTAATTGCGTAGCATGGGGCAAGACTGGCGAAGCCGTTGGTGCATGTAAGAAAGGCGAACGGCTATTTGTAGAGGGGCGATTACAAACACGTTCCTATGAGGATAGCAACGGCCAAAAGAAATATGTAACAGAAGTAGTTGCTAATTTCGTAGGGCGAAAATTAGAGGGTGAATTTGATGGCGGTAGTAACTTTGATAGTTTTGAAAATAATGATGTGCATGAAAATGTTCCGTTCTAGGTGATGATTATATGAATCGATATGAAGTTATAAAACAAACAGGAGAATGTCCTGAATGTGGTTGCACGGAGTTTTATATAAATTCTAAAGTCAGTGGAACTGTTTCTTACCTCGTAAGTCTAGTTGGTGAAGAGTGTGATAATTCAGAAATGTATTCAGGACTAGACTACAACCATGACGAATGGTGTGTTTGTGCTAATTGTGAAAAACAGCTATTTAAGTATAAAGATTATTATGCTAGCGGCGATTTTTTACTTGAATAAAAGATTACATCAAGGAGTGAGTAACAATGCTAGTAAAAAACGAGAATGAATGGTGCTGGGTAATCGATGGATGCGTAGGGTATCCTGAAAAAAGTATAGTAGATTGTGTGAATGATTTTGTTAAAACGTATCCAGAAGAAGAAGTCCCGAAGATTAGAGTTGGAAATCCTTATTATTATGTTCCTACTGTTAATGCTGAACGAGTTATTGAAGAGATTGTATATGGCGATCTTGACGATGAAATAGCGGAATATTCGGAAGATTATTTGTTTGATGTGAAGAAAGAACATATACAGGAATTGGAAAATGAATTAACAAAGGTATTTCGTGAATGGGAAAAACGACATGGATATGATAATAGAGAATTTATAATCTGTGAAACCATTAATCCTTTTGAAAAGAGGTAACGATGAAAGTAGAGTTATTTAATGATAATTTTCAAAATTTTAAGCGATATGGAATACCAAAGGCACAATTAGTAATTGCTGACATTCCATACAATCTAGGCAATAATGCATATGCAAGTAACCCTATGTGGTATGTAGGGGGGGATAACAAGAATGGCGAAAGTAAAAAAGCAGGTAAAGCGTTCTTTAACTCCGATTATAATTTCAACATTGCAGAATACTTTCACTTTTGCAATCGGCTATTAAAAAAAGAGCCTAAGGAACGAGGGAAAGCACCATGCATGATTGTATTCTGTTCATTTCAACAAATGCCAATGGTAATTGAATATGCACAAAAACATGGGTTCAAGAATTACATTCCTATCACGTTTAACAAAAACTATTCCGCGCAAGTGCTAAAAGCTAATATGCGTATAGTTGGTGCTACAGAATATGCGTTAATTCTGTATCGTGAAAAGTTGCCTAAATTCAATAACAACAAAAAAATGATATTCGATCACTTTGAATGGAAACGTGATAACAAGAATATCGTTCCTAATATTCACCCAACGCAAAAGCCTGTAAACGTACTAAAACGCTTAATAGAAATATTTACAGATGAGGGCGATGTAATCATTGACCCTGTAGCTGGTAGCGGTAGCACATTAAGGGCGGCGATGGAATTAGGTAGAAGTGCATACGGTTTTGAAATTGATAGAAGAATGTATGCAAAAGCAAAAGATGAAATGTTGAGCGATGTTAAAGTACAAACAAATTTGATGGAATTTGCAGAGTGAGAGGTGATACATATTGCCAGTGGAAAAGAAGAAAAAGAAAGTAAATAGTAAACGAAAAGGTGCAGATGGAGAACGTGAATTTGCCAATCTATGCAAGGAACATGGGTTTGATGTGAGAAGAACGCAACAATATTGTGGAAATACAGGTGATGCCAGCGATTGTGTTGGGCTACCTAATATCCACATCGAAGTAAAACGTGTGCAAGCATTGAACATAGACAAAGCAATGGCACAAGCAATTCATGATAGCGAGAATAAGAATGTGATGCCAATCGTGGCACATAGAAAGAATAATGCTAAATGGTTAATCACCATGATGGCGGATGATTGGTTTGAAATGTATAAAGAAAGCGGGTTGAGTAATGGCAGTTAACACATCAACATATGGTATTCCACACAATTGCAAGAACTGGCTAGCGTTAGCATCGGTGGTGTGGGGCGAACTGGATATAAGCGAGGCCATACATATTGTTACTGACAAAGGCAGGGGATTGCCTACCAAAAGAAGCATACAAGATGAATTTGCATTGACTGACAAGGTGATTGCACTTTGTAAGCAAGGTATGACAAATAAACAAATCATGGCTGAGTTGAATATATCGAGCAATCGAGTTGTTAGAGCGAAGAATTGGGGAGAATGGAATAATGTTAGTGAAACTATTAAATGAATACGCACAATTACCAACTAGAGGAACAATTGATAGTGCAGGATTAGACATATATTGTCCGTTTAATATAACAGTACATGCAGATAGTCAGAAGCGGATTCCATTAGGTATAGCGGTTGAGATACCTAAAGGATATGTTGGGATTCTTGCACCTAGAAGTAGCCTTTGTAAAACACCATTGAGAGTACCTAATAGTCAAGGTTATATCGATGCAGATTATAGAGGAGAACTAAGCATTGAGTTTGAAAATATATCTTGTAAAGATTATGAAATTTCAAGAGGTGATCGTATAGCACAATTGATTATCACACCTTATTTGAATGTAGATGTAGAAGAAGCTCAAACACTCAGCGAAACAGAACGTGGCGATGGTGGATATGGTAGTACTGGCAAATGAAAAAGACAGTAGATAGACAGAAAAGACAGTAAGTAGACAGTAGAAAGACAGTAAAAGGAGAAAACAAATATGAATAAATTAGTATTAGCAACAATGATTATGGGTACAATTGGCGGTAATGTATTAGCAAGCGGTGTTGTAACAGGCCCTGTAGAGCCTAACACACAAGCACCAGTAGTAAGCGGTTACAATTCTGTAGCCGTAGGGGTAAATACAGTAGTTACAGGCACAAATACAATTGCAATTGGCCGTGATAATAAAGTAACAGGAAATGATAGTGTTGTAATCGGCGGCGGTAATGGAACAATCAAAGCTGACCAAGCAAGCGTGATTGGATACAACAACTATGTAGGTAATAACAAAGAACAAACTGTATTAGGTGCTAACAATACTGTAGACAATCAAGGTGCAGTAGTAATAGGCACACATAGCGTAGTGCGTGGTATTGATGCGGTAGTCATTGGCAATAATGCATCAGCACCTATTCAAAATTCCGTAGCGATTGGCACGAATAGCCAAACTGATAATCCTGTAGGTGTTAGACAAGTTGTATTGAATAGTGTAACTCACGTGTTCGCAGGTGAAAGCCCTAATAGCGTAGTATCCTTTGGTAGTAAGAAAAGTGACACATACAGTGGAATTAGTAATTACAACCGACAACTGCACAATGTAAGTGCAGGCCGTGTAGACCCTAGTAGTTTAGATGCAGTAAATGGCAGTCAGTTGTTCGCAGCATATGATGAAATTGAAACAAACGGAACACACATTGCCAAACTTCAAAAAGATGTGAACTGTTTAGATAAACGAGTTACACGAAATACTACGAATATCTCTAATTTGACCTCTAAGGTTGATAACGGATTTACAACGATTAATAACACTCTAACCTCTACAAATGAGCGTGTAGGGCAAAATAGCCAAGCCATTTTGAATAATACGGATAGAATTAATAACCATGAAACACGTATTACAGATTTAGAACGTAATGCAGTAGGTCAAATCTCAAATGTGATGCATGAAGTAGCAAAAGCTGGTGCATCTAATGCAGCACTAAGTGCGTTACACTACCTAGGCTACAATTCCGATGATAAATTAACATTTGCGGTAGGTTATGGACACTACAAAAACGCAAATGATGTAGCACTTGGAATGTTCTATGCACCAACGGAACACGTAATGTTTAGCTTGGGCGCAACACTAGCCAATAAGATGATTAATGCAGGTGTATCCTTTAGACTTGGTAAAGGTAGTGAATATGAAACTAACCATAAAGGCAAAATCAAACAACTTGAAGAGTTGGTTACTAAATTGGTAGCGGAAGTTGAAGAATTGAAAGCTGGTAAATAATGAATGAACAAAAGCAGAAATGTACAAAGGATATGATGTTTGTAGTTGTAATGACTGGAATGTTAGCGTGGTGTTTTGTACTTCTGATTTGCATAACGCTTATGATATTTATTCCAATGTTCAAGTAAGGAATATGAGGTAATAAATGAATGCAGAAAATAATAGAAAGGCAATCAGATTTGCACAAGAGTTATTCTTTAATGCGATCATGGGTGTATCGCTAGTAGCTTTGATATTTGGGTTTTTGATTTTAATTAAAGTATTGGTTGGATAGATATAGGCGGTGAAATATCCGCCTTATCATAAGAGGTTAGTATGTTAGGTTATAGCGGATACGTTGTACATTTTGATTATTTTATAGATGTACACGAAACAAAAGAAAGTGCTATGGAATTTCTAAAACAGTTAGCTTATGAAAGCGGTGAAAGCCAATTTGTAGTCGGTGTGGCTGTTAAAAAAGATGATGGTATAGTATTAAAATTTCCTGATTTATACCAATATGACGAAGTAAGAAAAGAATGGTATAAATTGTGGTGATAAAAAGCATAATGAGGTATAAGAATTATGAATGATAAACAATTTACGGATAATTTTTTTAGAACTATGTATGAATTAGGATATAGAAAAGCGGAAATTGAAAAAGGATATATATTTTTCTACGAAAAGCAAGTAACGTTGACTACGTGGATTCCTAGCATTCCGATAAAATGCACTTGTTTTACAGATGAACCTCAATGTATTGATATTGCAGAATATCTAGGTATTGTTGATTGGTCGAAAGTGGCGGTTGATACACCTATATTAGTTAGTTTTGATGGATGTAATTGGGTTAAAAAATATTTTGCTAAAGTACAAAACAATACAGTCTATGCTTTTGATAATGGCGCTACATCGTGGAGTGTTAGTAATGTGGAATATTGTGTTACTCGGTGGAAATACGCAAAACTAGCAGAGGTATAAACATATGGCTGAAAATTTAATTACAATTGGAATGATATTAGGTGTTTCGCCTTTTTTAGCAGCAATTTTAAGCGATGCCTTTGATACGTTTGAAGAGGGATGCGTGCGAATGTTATACATACAGGCAATAATTGGTATTGTGTTAATTATCTTTGGTGCTGGTGTTATGTTGGGTGGTGAGTAATATTTGAATGAACCGACAAAAAGTGAAAAGAGATTAATCAGTAGTGCTAGAAAATACCTTGAGCCTGTAAAGACAGTTGATGAACAAATAAAGTCGATTGCAAAAGAAATAGAGCAACTACGATGCAACATTACATCGATTAGTGCTATTGATTACTCGAAAGATAGAGTGAGCGGTGGCGGTGTTCCATGTGGGCTAGAAAATAGCGTAGCAAGGTTTATTGATACAGAAAAAGAACAACGCAGACGGATTGATGAATTGAGTGAGTACAAGTGTGATGTAATCAACACGATCAATAGTCTAAGTGAAGAAATAGGCGGCACAATGTTACGTTATGAATACCTGCTTGGAATGTCAGCCAAACAAGCACATTCAGTTTTTGAGAACCAATTCAATGAAAGACAGGCTATGAGGTACAAAGAAAAAGCATTGATTGAAATAGGCAGGTTGAAATGTCAGTAAATGTCATGAAATGTCAGTAAATGTCAGTATAAACGCCTAAAAACATATAGTAGAATATAAGGTGTAAGAGTTGCCAATGAGCAATTCTAAAAACTAAATAGCAATTGAGGTGCGGTTTTATATTTTGTATTTGAAAATCAACGAGTATTGTTTCTAAGTCATTACAATCTATATTATTTTCTAACTGCACCGCACCTCTTATATTGCATTTTGTAAACTAATACCGCACATATAATCCTTTCCAATATTGCAATAACAACCAACTATACGTTTCATGAGATAAAACCTTAAGCGAAAAAATGTTACATACTACAAACAACTGGCGGTATTAGTTTAGAGAGTGCAATTGCATATTGAAAACTAAAGCTATATGTTCCGTTGGGAACCGAGTATTGTGCGAGAGTTAGACAGAGTGAGCTAACCATGATTACAATTCATATACTCGTGTTGGCGAATAGCCAACTATATAACTTTGGTTTTGAATATACACTAAAAATGAATAAAACTATAACATAATGAGGTATATCCACGGCGATATATCTCATTTTTTGCATAAAGTTATCAAAAGGGGAGAAATGATGACTGATATATTGTGTTGTAAGAGCAAATGCTTAAACAACAAGAAAGGGAAATGTACGGCTAATGTCATTGAATATGACGGCTTGTGCCAAACATACATTACACAGGGGAACGCAAGAAAAAGTACATGCGGATTATGTGTGCGATCTAATGGGAAATTAAAGCGGAAAGGCGGTGAAGTACTAAAATGATTAAAGCGATTAAACAATTCATTAAGGATAGAGCGTTATTTAAACGTGCAGCACAAGATTTAGATAACAAAGACTTACAGGCAAAAGCAAAATATGCGTTTGAGCATAGAGACGATAACGTATTGAGCATTATTGATTGCCTAACTATTGTGTGTGGTGTATTGATTATAGTCGGTATTGTGTGGTGCTTGATGTGAATTATCAACCTACAATAAAGAAATTGCTTAAAGCATTACAAATGAACGGTAGGCGGTATGTAGTCGATGTAAGGCAATCATGGAGTAAGTTTGATAAGCCATGCAAGGTGTATATCGTTAATCGAATGTACACAGAGGAAGAATACAAACTGACATTCCCTCATAAGTACAAGAAAGGGAAAACGTTCAAGCAAGGACAACTCTATAAGAAAGAAAGTGAGTATAGCAGTACTAAGCAACATGAAGTACTGCTATTTTTAGTTAGAACATATAAAGGTGGTGATTGATATATGGCAGATGCTAACACCTTAACAGAAAAAGAACGTATATTTGCAGATGAGTATATCAAGACTACCAATGCAACACAGAGCGCTATAAAGGCTGGATATGCAGAAAAAAGTGCATCAAGCAAGGGAAGTCAACTATTAAGAAAAGTAAAGGTACGTAAATACATAGATGATGTAATGGAAAAGCGTAGTAAAAACACAATCGCAACTGCTGATGAAGTGCTAGAGTACCTAACCAAGGTTATGAATGGCGAAGAAAAAGATGCATTTGGTTTGGATGCATCAATTGCAGATAGAACCAAAGCAGCCGAGTTGTTAGGTAAACGGCACATGCTATTTACTGATAAGGTGAAACTTGATGCAGAAATAGAGATTGATATTTCAGACCGCATGAAACAAGCAAGGGTGAAATCTGATGAAGTACAACAAGGCACAACTGATTGATGCGTTGGGTTCATTTACTCATGATCCATTAGGCTTTGTTTATTTTGCATTTCCTTGGGGAGAAAAGAATACTATCCTTGAACGTTTCGATGGGCCAGATAAGTGGCAGATTAAAATCTTGAAAAAGATTGGTAAAGAACTAAAGAAAGGGAAAAGTCTTTCTAAAGCAATACAAATTGCGATTGCCTCTGGACATGGTATCGGAAAATCAACATTGGTATCATTTTTGATTTTGTTTGCCATGGCTACTCACGAAAACACAAGAGGAGTAGTTACTGCTAATACAGAAAAGCAGTTAATATCTAAAACATGGCCAGAACTTAACAAATGGTACAACTTATTTATTGGTAAGGAATTATTCACGTATACGGCTACTGCATTGTTTAGTGCTGATAAACTATATGAAAAAACGTGGCGGATAGATGCCATTCCATGGAGTGAGAGTAATCCAGAAGCATTTGCAGGATTACACAATCAAGGAAACAGAATACTTATCATATTTGATGAAGCATCAGCTATATCTGATAGTATTTGGGAAGTAACAGAGGGTGCTTTAACAGATAAAGAAACAGAAATTATATGGTGTGCTTTTGGTAACCCTACACGGAATAGTGGCAGATTTAGAGAGTGTTTCAGAAAGTATCGTAAATATTGGTATACAGAACAAATAGACAGTCGAACTGTTAAAGTATCAAACAAAGCGAAATTACAAGAATGGGTAGATATTCATGGTGAGGATAGCGACTTTGTAAAAGTGCGTGTACGAGGGATATTCCCTAGTGCATCTGATACACAATTCATATCCGCATCAATTGTAGATGAAGCACAAAAGAGAATGTACAGAGTTGGTGAGTTTAATAACCTACCTGTAATTATCGGTGTAGACCCTGCATGGACTGGTGGCGATACATTAGAAATCGTGATGCGTAATGGTTATTCCATGAAGTGCTTGGCAACCATTGAAAAGAATGACGATGATATGCGTATGGCCAACCTCATAGCACAGTTTGAAGATGAATATAAAGCTGATGCAGTATTCATAGACCAAGGGTACGGCACTGGTATTTACAGCATTGGTAAGTCAATGGGTAGAAAATGGCGGTTAGTTGCCTTTGGTGGTGCTAGTCCTAACAATATGTATCTCAACATGCGTGCGTACATGTGGGGTGAAATGAAAGAATGGCTAAAAGAGGGCGGTTCAATTCCTAATGAGCAAGGACTGTATGATGACCTCGTAGGGCCAGAAGCGATCATTGATAAGAATGGCCGTATCCAACTTGAAAGCAAGAAAGACATGAAAGAAAGAGGCTTACCATCTCCGAACAAAGGCGATGCATTAGCCTTGACCTTTGCATTTAGGGTCACTAAAAAAGTAAATGGCAATCACAGAAGAGTAGCAAATACAGAGTACAAACCATTTGGGTAAAGGGGGAATGTGAATGTGTATGAAAGCTAAAACACCAAGTGTTACTACACCAGCACCTGCACCAGTTGCACAGACTGATGACATGACGCAAAAGAAAGATGAACAATGGTTCACCGATAAAAAGCGTAAGAAAACTGGTTATGATAGTACTATTTTGGCTAGTGCTTTAAATCAAGCAACAGGCAAAACAACATTAGGCGGTTAATATGAGTACTATCTTATCAAGCCTAGCAAGGCAGCCGACAGAAAAACCTGTAACTAAGCCAAAAGACTACAAGAAAATAAAAGCTAAATTCAATCAGATGTTCACAAATCGTCAAAAGTACGTTGAGAAATGGAAAATGATTAGAGATTATCAGTTGCCATTCCTTGGGGTATTCGATGGCGAACAAGACCAATCAAAGTTGTATACCGATAAAATCCTTACTGGGATTGCATGGGAAAGTTGTCAAATATTCGCTAGTGGTGTAATGAGTGGAATGACACCGCCTAGCCGTAAATGGTTTAAGCTAACCATGGAAAATACGGATATGGCAGCGAATAGTGATGTAGCGAAAGTATTAGATGAACGTGAAGAAATATTGTATGCAGTATTTGCAAAATCCAATTTCTACAATGTGGTTCACCAAGTCTATATGGAGTTACCATTCGGACAAGCGCCGATGTCAATCATGCCTGATGGTAAAGTTGGTGTGCGTTTCACATCGTATCCAATCGGTACTTACGCATTAGAATGTAATGCTAATGGTGAGGTTAACACGTTTGGTAGAAAGTACAACATGACTTGCGACCAATTAGTTGAAGAATTTGGATATGATAACTGTACCGAAAAGATTAAAAATGCATACGATGACGGCAAGGGTAATGCAACTGTATATACTGTTTGTTGGCTGGTGTGCGAAAACAAAGACCGCAACGGAAAACTAGGTAATAAGAATATGCCTTACTCCTCTATTTACTGGGTTGAGGGGAGTAGAGATGATGAAATCTTGCGACACAGTGGTTATGAAGAATGGCCTATTCCGATTGCACGGCACACTACACATGATCTAAATGGCTATGGAAAAGGTAGTGCATGGTTCGCACAATCTGATGCGATGATGTTGCAGAAGTTAGAACTAGACCGACTAACCGCTATTGAGTTAGGGGTGAAACCACCAATGGCCGTTACATCTGATGTGATTGGTAGTGTATCACTATTTCCTGGCGGAATAACCGAAGTCGATACAGGCGGTAAGGTTGAGCCTATCTTTAATGTAGGTATCAATCTTGATTGGATTATGCAACAAATCATTGAAGTTAAAGACAGTATCAAGCGTGCATATAGTGCTGACTTATTCCTTATGCTAGATAACATGGACAATGGACAAATGACGGCAAGGGAAGTCATGGAACGCACGCAAGAGAAGTTACAACAATTAGGGCCTGTAGTGGAACGGCTGCTATCTGAATTTCTTAATCCGATTATCGAACGTACCTATGCGATATTAGATCGTGCAGGTGTGTTTCCACCAATTGATGAAGGATTAGCGGAAGAGTTAAACGGCCAAGATGTGAAGATAGAGTACATTTCACCATTGGCACAGGCTCAGAAAGTATCTTCATTGACATCAATTGAACAGTATTTTGCGTTCCTTATGTCATTGGCACAGGGCAATCCTAATATCCTACAAAAGTTTAATTTCGAGGAAGCAGCGGATTATTATGGTGTTAACCTCGGTGTACCTGCAAAAGTAATTGTATCGAATGACGAATATCAAGCTAAGATGGAAGAACAACAACAGGCACAACAAGAACAAGAGGAACAAGCACAAATGATGCAAGCAGCACAATTAGCGCCTCAAATGGCAAGTGCGGCTAAACAAGCAACTGATGCAGCAAATGATGGAAACCCTGTAATGCAACAGTTAATGGGAATGGGGTACTAGATGAAACAAAAAAGAGATTATATGCGAGAGCGTGACATTGAAGCGCTAAACCACGTACTGAGTGATGAACTTGGTAGGTGGTTTTTTTATCGCATATTAGACCGAGCAAAACTGAATAGCCAATCATTCACAGGCAACAGTACAACATTCTTCAATGAGGGAATGAGGGCTGTTGCTATTTTGTTGCAAAACGATTTGGGAAAAATTGGCGATGGTGTAGAGGGTGTTAAGAAATATCACCTAGCACAAATAGAAAATATTCAGATGCAGAAATATTTTAAAACGCTTGAAGAAAACGAATTAAAGAAAGGTGAATAACCATGGATGAAAATTTAGAACAAGGCACAAACAATAACACGGATAGTGCAAATGGTGGTACACCACAAGAAACGAACACACAAGACCAAGAAAGTACGATTTTAGGCGGTGGCGGTGATACTAACACCGACCAACCTGCAGAACCTACTGTATATGATTTCTCAACTGCATTTGAGGGTGGCGAAGTTGACCAAACCATCGCAGATGAGTTTTCAAAAATGCTAAATGGTGTAGGTGCAACGCAAGAGCAAGCATTACAGATGGCTAAGTTTGGCAATCAATATGCTAGCAACCTTGTAACAGCCTATGAGAACCAAAAGCAAGAAGCACTCAATGCACAATACAAAGGGTATGCAGACAACGCTCGTGAGGTATTAGGGAACAAATTCGATACTACTGTTAGCCAAGCGGCCGCAGGTGTTGAAGCGGTAGAAAAGACAATTCCTAATATCCGTGAAATCCTAGCAGAAAATGGCTTGGGTAATCGTGTAGAAGTAATTCAACTATTCGCACATATCGCTGGTATGGCGGGCGAAGATAGTAACGCAGGGAACAACAGACCTGCAAATAATCAATCTGACGAAGCTATTAGACGGAATATGTATCCGTCCATGTTTAAAGACTAAAGGAGATTAATTAATGGCTACAATTGGAACTAACAATCCTACATTATTGGATTTACAAACTCGCATGGATCCAAATGGTAAAATTGCACAAATCATTGAGCAATTGAACCAAACAAACGAAATCATTCAAGACATGACAATGATTGAATGTAACGATGGTACATCTAACAAAACAACTGTACGTACTGGATTACCATCCACAACATGGCGCATGTTGTATGGCGGTGTACAACCATCTAAATCCACTACAAAACAAATTACTGATACTTGCGGTATGTTGGAAGCATATTCCGAAGTGGATAAAGATTTAGTTAAACTTTCTAATGACCCTGTAGCATTCCGTGCAACAGAAGATAGTGCATTTGTTGAAAGCATGGGTCAAGAAATCGCACGCACACTTTTCTATGGTGATGAAACTACACCTGAAAAATTTATCGGTTTATCCGCACGTTTTAATACATTGGATACTAAAAAAGCTGATTGCGCTAAAAACATTATTGATGCAGGCGGCACTGCTAACCTTGCCTCTATGTGGCTTGTAGGTTGGGGCCCTCTTACTGTACATGGTATTTATCCACGTGGCAGTCAAGGCGGTTTAGAACAAGAAGATTTGGGCGAAGTAACAGTAACTAAAGCAGATGGTTCTATGTTCCAAGGTTACCGCACTCATTTTAAACAAAACATTGGTTTATCTGTTCGCGACTGGAGATATGTAGTGCGTATCGCTAATATCGATATGAAATCTATCAAAGAAGATATTTCCGCAGGCCCTAACTTGATTAACTTGATGATCCGTGCAGAAGAAAAAATGCAATCTCTCACAGGATGTCGCCCAGTATGGTACATGAACCAAGAATTGCGTACATTCTTACGCTTGCAAAAGAACAAAGTGCATGGTTCTACTATCACAGAAGATATGGAAATGGGTAAAATGGTTACTCGTGCGAATGGTATTCCTGTTCGCAAAATTGATGCATTGCTTTCCACCGAAGCACGTGTTACTGCATAGTAGAGAGGAGAAAATACATGATTATCGATACTTTAAATACATTCCATTGGAAACGTGAATTATCTGGCAATGTCAGCTCCGATGTTATGGTTACTAGCGGTGATGCTGACCCTAACTTGTGGTTAGTTGTTCGTGTAGACAAAGCATTAACAGGTACTGCATTGATTAATGTGTACACATCTGATACAGAAAACATTGCTAACCCTGTATTGTTGCATGGTATTACATTACCAGCCAATGCACCAGCTGGGTACGAATATAAAGTGCGATTGGCAAATGGTGTTAAACGTTATACACGTGCTAATGTCAACAATGCAACGGCTGGCACAATTTCTGTATTCTTAACTAGCGGTATCACTAGCAAATAGGGGGTAACATGGAATACATTGCAAAAGTAACTTTGTATCACAATACAAAGGGTTTAATTGAAGAAGGACAAACAGTAGAACTTACAAAAGAAGAAGTAGCTGAATACGATAAAGATTACTTCAATGATTTGTTTGAGGCTGTAGGCGCAGAAGAAACCGAAGATGGCGAAGAAAAGCCAAAGACTAAATCTAAAGGCAAGAAATCGGAAGAAACTGCTGAATAACAGAATGAGGGGTGCTTATGCATCCCTCTTTTTCACTATAAAAAGGGGGCAATATGACACCTACTGATATTTGCAACATGGCTTTGTCATTAATCAATGGCGGTAGGATATACGGCCTTGATGAAGAAACAGAAACGGCTAGACAATGCAGATTGCATTACGATGCAACACGCAAGATGCTACTTTCACAATATGAATGGAATTTTGCACGAAAGCGTGAAGAGTGCGTACTATCTGATCATAAACTAGCTGGCTATGAATTTGTATATGCGTATCCTGAAAAGTGCATCCGTATCCTTGGGGTTATTCCTAAAGGTGAACGATTTAGAACGGATAGGCAAAAAGAATATGATGTATTTACCTTTGACGATAACACAAAGTACATAGTAAGTGATGTACCGCTTGCGTATATTGATTATGTGTACGATGTGCAAGATATAGATATATTTAGTCCTGTATTTATTCAAGCATTGAAGTCTAAAATGGGTTCTGATTTAGCTATGCCATTAACTGGTAATAGTGGCTTATTTGACCAGTGCTATAAGTTGTATCAAGCAGCAACGCAAGAGGCCAAGAGTTTGAGCGCTAAAGAGCGTAGGCAAGATATGCCATATATTTCTAACTATGTAAAAGCAAGGAGTTGGTAATCATGAAACCAATGTATATATCACAACTTGCATTTACAACTGGTGAGATTTCGCCTGATGTATCTAGGCGCTTTGATTTAGATCAGTTTAAAAGTGCGTTGCTATTAGCAGAAAATGCAGTCATCAGACCTTATGGCGCAGTAGCTAGACGGCAAGGGTCAGAGTATATAGGGCAGGTCAAAAACAAAGATAAGTCTACAAGATTGTTTGAGTTTACGGCCGAGAAGAATAAATCATTCCTACTAGAAATTGGCGAACAGTACATCCGAGTATGGCGGAATGGTATTTATACAGGTATTGAATTACAGACACCATTTGAAAGTGATGTAGTTGATAAATTGAACTGCATCCAAAGTGGTGATGTAATGTTCATTTGTAGTGGTAAGTATCCAGTTAAAACGCTATCTAGGTATTCTAATACGGACTGGCGATTTGATACATACAAGTTATCTGAGCAACCATACGGCGAAGTCAACATTGACAAAGAAAGTACTGTAATCTTGAATGGCGATACCTTAACCGCCACAAAAGATATATTCAATGCTGATATGGTTCATTCTGTCATGCAGATTGAACATTATATAAAAGCGATTATAACAAGTGAAACAGGAAAAGTGATAAAAGGCAGTTATGATGGTGATGATGAACGTATTCTTATGGCTGAAAATGAATACAACAACATCAATTATGATGTAGAACAATTCAGTAGTGATGAGGATTTATCGTGGAAATTCACATCACATGGCACTTGGAATGGCACTGTTAAAATCCAAATCAGCAATGACAACGGCACTACATGGAAAGATTACAGGGTATATACATCCAACAATGACTACAATGTAACCGACACAGGCAAGGTTACACCTAGTGCTAAATTGAAAGTTGTATCTGATTTAAAAGGCGGTAGCGTTAATGTAGACCTATCATTCTTGCCACATTCTAATTATGGTGTAGTTGAAATCAAAGAATTTGTTGATAGCAAGCATGTTAAAGTAAATGTATTGAATAGCGTTGTAGATAACGAAGCCACCTCTAAATTCAGATTTGGACAATGGGGTAAAGGCCTTGGTTATCCTCGTGTATGCACGTTTTATCAAGATAGATTTATCCTAGCATCTAGTACTCAATATCCTAACTACATATGGTTCAGTCGCACAGGTGATTATTCAAACTTTGGTGTAGAAAAGGTAGGCGGTACGATTACAGATGATAGTGCAATCACACTACCAGTAATTAACCGCAAAATGTATGACATTAGACACTTGATACCTGCTAATGACTTATTGATTTTAACCAGTGGCAACGAATGGATTATAGATGGTTCTAAAACTATCACACCGACTAACTGCAATTTGCGCACACAAACACAACGTGGTGCATCTGAATGTGAGCCACAGTACATAGGGAATAGATGTGTGTATGTGCAAGCTAGAGGGTGTGTAGTGCGTGATTTAGGATATTCCTATGAAAGCGATAACTACACAGGGGCTGACCTAACTCTATTTGTTAAGCATCTGACAAAGTATCGTAATTTCATTACAAGCGCTTATGCACAAGATCCAGATAGTATCGTTTACTATGTTACCGATGATGGCAATATCGATTGTCTAACTTATATTCCTGAGCAAAAGGTGTATGCATGGTCGCATTTCACCACTAAAGGCAAATACAAATATGCTGAGAGTGTAGCTGAGGGAGAGCAAGACAGTTTGTATGTTATTGTGGAGCGTGATTTCAAAAGCGGTACAGTGATGTGTATTGAACGATTTGAACCAATGTATAACGCTGATAATAACAACGTGTACATGGATTGTTACATTAGACAAACAAGTACAGAGAATATCAGCACTATCACAGTACCTCATCTGATTGGTGAGGATGTGCAGATTGTAGTTAATGGTAGGGAACGGCCAATTAAGGAAGTACCACCTACGGCAATTATTAATATCGATGGTGAGGCACAAAGCGTAGCTGTTGGTATTAACTACACTACACGATTACGTATTCCGAGTATTGAAATGCAAATACAAGATGGCACATTACAAGGCCGACAATTAACGATGAGTAGATTATCGATGAATATCTTAAATTCATTCGGTGGCAAAATCGGAAGAAACTTCAACCATATGGATGATATTTCATTACCGCCACTCAAGTTATATAGTGGCGATAAGGTATGTATATTGCCAAAATTCGATGGAGTGTACTCAACCGATGCATCTGTATGTATTTTGCACGAAAAACCTTATCCATTTAACCTTTTAAGCGTTACAAGAGAAATAGAAATAGGTGGTGGTTTTCCAAATGTTACAGGACTTTGAGATTTGCCCTGTAAGGCACACTTCATTAATTCATGACTTATATATCAACTTACGAGCCATAGACGCCTTAGAGGTCAATATAGCGAACCAAAATTTTCCGAATTATGGAAAAAATGATTTTGTGAGAGATATATGCAGTGATGATTATGAAAACCACATTGTAATTGAGAATGATGTACCATTAGCCGTATATGGCATCTCAAAAAAGCCAATCAACGGAATGTATTGTATTTATTTCTTGGGAAATAAGATATTAGATACTAATTTGAAATTACAAAAGGAATTTCTAAAACGAAGTAACGCAATTATAAAAGAGTGGATAACCACTCATGAATGTTTATTCAATTTCATACATAAGAAAAATAACCGCTCGAAGCGATGGCTTACATCACTAGGGGCGGTTATTCATTCTGATATTACACACAACGGAATGGAACTATTTACATTGAGAAAGGGGGATGCGAATGTGTAATCCTATTGCATTGATGGCAGGTCAAATGGTTACTCAATTATGGGGACAGCACCAACAAACAAAAGCACAAACTGCAATGTACAATGCGCAGGCACAAGCAGCGGAAGCTAATGCACGTATATCTGACAGGAAACAACAGGATATTGCCAATCAAGCACTACAAGAACGCGATAAGATGGACAATAAAATGCGATTGATTGCAGGTCAGAATACGGCAGAAGCGGGCGCTACAGGGTTATCCATGAGCGGTACACCATTACAATTAATGGCTAGTAGCTACGATGAATACAACAAAGATATTAACAATTGGGAAACTAACAAGAATAACAGTATCTACAATGAATATCTTAATGGGGTTAATTACCGCAATGAAGCTAGTAGTGCAAGAGCAGCTGCATCTAATGCGAAAACGCAAGGGCGATTGCAAATGCTCGGTACTATCTTGAGTGGTGCATCTAGCATGTACGGATTGAAACAACAATATGCAGGTAGTAGTGCAAGTGCTAAAAAGTACAAGACTGTATATGGTGGTGATACAACGTTTGATGCATTTAGTGGAATGCGACAAGCGGACACAATGCGAATGGAAAACGGAACAGGACCATCATCTGTTATTACTGTACGTAAGGTTAGATATAGGTAGGCTGATATGAAACTTGTTAATTATGAAAGCCAAGAACAACTAAATACCATTAATGGACAAATACACAATTACGCAAACGAAATTGCATATGGTGCAGATCAAAGCGGGTTGCGTAGCATCGCCAATGGAATTGCTAATATCAATGAGCAGTATCAAAAGAAACTTGATGAAGATTTAAACATAGCTTATATGAACGCTGAAACAGACTACAAGAAACGTATTTCTGATGCATTAACAAATGAAGATAGTGGATTACTACATACCTCATTAGGTGGTGCGGCTAATATCGGATATTCATTCAATGAAATTGAAAGCAAGGCTAGACATGAAATACTAGATAATCTACCTAATAACAATCGAATTAGAGATAGATTTTTACGAATGGCCGATAACGATACGATTGCTAATAGTACAAGGGTTCAAGTACACGAGCGGTCAGAACGTGAAAAGTACAAGGATGTTACCTTTAATAACAACCTAGACCAATCAAAACAAATAGCCGTGCTTGGTTTTAATAACCCTAATGTAGTACAAACTGCATTAGATGGTATCGGTAAGAATATTGAATTAATGTATGGCGATCGTGGCGAAGAATTTGTAAAGGGTAAAAAACAAGAAGTGTACGATACTATAGGTCAAAGCGTTGTAAACGAAGCAGTAACAAGAAACGATATAAAATACGGCCCACAGGTTATTGCAGCATTACGGCAAGTAGGGGTTAGCGAGGGAATACTAGCAAAGGCCGATGCAGCGTTTCAACAAGTTAATTCGCAACAAACTATAAATGGAAAGATTTCTGGCGATGTTGATACATATGGTGAGGGCGGACGAGAAAAAGCAGCCGATGCATATGTAAACGGATTAAGAAATCAAAACAAAGGCGGTTCTATCAACATTGCTGCATTAGATAGTGCGGTAAATGGTTCTATTGGTAAGCCTTATGTGCTAGGTAGTGATGGCGGTGATGCTACTGATTGCGGTAAATTCACACTCGATACATTGGCAAGTGCAGGGGTCAAGCTAAATTATAGAACTGCTGATGGACAATACCTACAAGCCGAGCAAGAGGGGAAACTCACAACAGATATTTCGCAAGCTAAAAAAGGCGATTTAGTGTTCTGGCACGTTCCAAGTAATGAAGCTAGATGGGCAACAAGTGATGACCCTAATGCTATTAACTCAGACGATAAAGCCTATAAAGGGGTAACACATGTAGGTGTATATATGGGTGATGGTAAAGTCGCACAGGCTGGTAGTAGCGGTGTATCTATTGTTGGTGCTGATATTTACCCTATAGTTGGTATTGGTAAGTTTAGTGGAAGCGGTAGACAATTAACTGATGGGGAATTGCTAGAAGAACGCAATATGTATTTAAAAGCCTATGATGTTGAAGTCGGAAAACGAAAAAAGGCACGTGCTGAAGAGTTGGACAGGCAAAAGAAAGCTATTCAACTACAGTATTTAGAAATGCAGAAAAATGGAGCATCTAATGCTGAGTTAGCTAATTATCTTGATAATGCTACTGCAGGTAATGAAGAGTTAACTCTTGCATTTGGTGGTGTTAGAAATAGATATATAGCAGCAGAACGTGCAGAAGCATCCGCGGCTAATAATGCAGCATACAAAACTAATATTGTACAGATGATACAAAATGGTACACCTGCTAGCGATATTTTGAAATACGCAGCAGAAAACGGAAGTCTTTCCATGCAAGAAATGAGCCAATTGAATAAAGAACTAACGGATAGAGATAACGGAACAGGTTCGTATTCCGTTGATTTATCCGCCGTTCAATCAGTCATGGACAATGCAATGGACGGATTGAAAGATAGTCAAAAAGGATTATTTAAAGATGGATTTAGAAAAGATTTTAGTGCTTGGTGGCAAAAATACCTGATGGAACATGGAGAGCCACCAAGCGTTGGTGATCAGATATGGTATGCAAATCAAATTGCAGGCCCTAAAGTAATACAAACAACTCAAGTAAACCATTTCTGGGAAAGTGGAGAAAACTATCAAAGCAATGTGGCACTTGCAACATTACGTGGTGCAGGATATGTAGATTACAAGCCAGTAATAGGCGATGATGGTGGACATTATGTAAGGTTGTATAGAAATGGCGGTACAGATGAAAATGGCGATTACAACGATTACGATGAACGTACATTCCATCAAACATTTGGTGATTTAGATAATTAAGGAGATAGCATAATGGCTAATCAATGGCATTTTAATAAGTATCAACCGAACGGCACAGTCAACTTAGATGAACATCAAACAGATTTAAAACCTGTTAATGGTGTTATTGGCAATGCTATTGATGCGGTATCTTCTATTGCTGATACTGTAAAGGATAAGCCGTTCATAATTGATACAACAGGTAATGACAATAAAATGCTTGTTGCAGACAGGTTAAAAGCTATTGCAGATGCAACAGGCATTGACCCTAGCATTGCATATAATGCAACATTTAGAACATCAGCCTTACAATTTAAATATAATAATGATGAATTGAAAGCTAATGCTGCACTTGAATATGCTAACAAATTAAATATCGGTGCTGATGTAATCATGAATAGCAATGAAGATGGATTTAGAACGGCTGCAACATTAGCTGCACAAGTTGATAGAGGTAGAACAGTACAAGAAATCTATGATGAATACCCAGAAATGTATAAAATAAAATACAACTCACAAGCCGAGGGTATTCAAGCTATCCAAAATTTACAATCGGTAAAAGCTACACGTGGTATTTTTGACAGTATCCAACAAAGCGTATGGGCCATGAACGACCAAATGAAGCTAGGCGATGTTGGTTTTGAAATGGCACATACTACTGATACGGATAGAATTAAAGAACTCAACGATGAAATGGAACGATTGCAAGGCAACTTGCAACAATACAGAAAAGCAGATGCATTAAATCCATTACAATCAATTGTAGGTGATACGGCAGCACAAGCATATATGATGGGTAAACAAGGCGGTAGAGGTGCAATCATAGGCGGTGCAATCGGTGCGGTAATTGGCGGTTTAACTACCGATGGTGTAGGTATAGGCGCAGGTGCAGCAACTGGTGCTAAATGGGGTGGCGGTGCTGACATGGCATATGAAATGTACAAAATGTCATTCGGTAACAAATACCTAGAACTCATTAATAAACGTGATGCAAATGGTAATAAAGTATACTCTAATGATGAAGCCTATAAATACGCTATGACATATGCTGCAGTTGATACAGGTATTGAAATGGCATCTACACGTTTCATGGTTAAAGGCATAGGTAAAGTAGCGCCTAAAGCGGTTATGTCAAAAGTATTACAAGGTGCTACAAGTGATACGATAGCAACATTCAATAGGGGCATTGGCACTACTGTTGCACAAATGGCAAAAGTATCTGTTAAGGCTGGCGGTTCTGAATTAGTCGAAGAGGGCTTGCAAGACATCAACGAAAAATTCCAACATAACTTATACCGCAATGCTAATGACCCAGAGGGAACATATTCCATAGGTGATATGGCAGTAGGTGCAGGCGGTGCAATGCTACAAGCACTACCAGCCGTTATTGGTTTAGGTGCAATTGGTGGCGGTGTGAGTGGTATTCACACTATGAAAGCCTTTCACGAATTTCAAAAGCTAACACCAGAGCAGCAACAACAAGCCGTGATGGCCGAGCAAAATCGAAATGGTAATGCTATCATGCAAGCGTTGAAACAAGATGCATCGTCAAACAAAATGGCAAAAGAAAACCCTGAGTTGTACGGAAAAATCGTACAAGCACAGGGCGATAATGTAGGTGTATCTACTGCATATGTAAATGTAAATGAAATGGCAGAAACAGAGCAAGGGCAACAAGCCATTAAGAACATGATTGATAGTGGTTTGGTAACACAAGAGGAAGTATCAAAGAGCATTGAAGCTGATGCAGATATTCCTGTACCAATCGGAAAGTATGCACAATTAAGCGGTGGCTTGACGGAAGAAACTGTAAAGGCACTAGAAGAAAGCACATACTTTACTCGTGGCGGTATGTCTATGAAAACCCTTGAACGTGCAAAAGCGGAAGTTGAAGCCTTTAATAACAACCTAGTTGATGCAACAGAAAAGAAAGCAGAACGAGTTAAAGAAAGCATTATCCGTGATGAATTTGAAGATGCAAGCGATGTAGATCGTGAAGTACTAGACCAAGTATTCACTAATCCTACACAGGTTAAACAAGCATACAATAACTTGTACAAAAACCTAGTACAAGAGTATCGTGAAAACTACGCAAGCGACTTTGACAACATGGACAATGATATTAAAGAAGCTACAGCAAGTGGTGTAGAGCCACAATGGCTGACTGATTACAAGTCTAATAATGGCGGTAAAGCACCACGCACTAACGCAGAACGTAGACGTGCAGCGTTTCATTCAAGCGTAGCAAAAGCACAAACTGCATTTGCTGATAATGCGGAAGCACTTAACCAAAGCAATATCCATCATGCTGATATGGAACATACGCTACAACAAATTGAAAGCCTTGAGAGATTGCATGATAAGATTTTCACATTAGCGGATAACGATATAGCGTTACGGATGCAATTATCCAAGAGTGGCTATGAAGTGTACAACAAAGTAGTTAAAGCGATTGGCGAAAGTACCGATAGAAAACAACGTGAAACGGCAAAAGCTAATGCGTTGTTAATGGCACAACATGCTGATGTAATGGCACAATATATGCGACAAATGGGCAAAGGCGGTTATACCGCTATGGATTATTTCCGTGATAGTGTGCGTATCAAAATGAATGCTATCTTTAATGGTGAAGATGGCTATGCACAATCTGTAATAATGCAACAAATAATGAATAATGACATACAAGCGTGGAGTAACGTAATTGATAATCATTTAAATGGACAACCAATTACTGGGAGTGTAAAACTCATGGATAGCCCTATGGTATTACAGCTTATAAACGCTGTTGGTGAAATCGATATTAATCCAAGCGTAATAAAAAAAGCATTAAATGGGAAACATGTAGGGCAAATGGATGCTGAAGTATTAAAGCAGTTACCCAAAAAAATCGCTAATCCTATTGCTATTTTTAAGAATTATGATCCAGTAACTAAACAAGTCATTCCTAATGAATACGTTGTGGTATTGGATGCATACGCTAATAATAAACAGGGAATTAATGCTAGTGGCGAGAATATTCAAGTTGTAATTAAAAATACAACAGTATTTAATGGACGTAAAAAAACATGGCAAGCTAATAAAATTAAAACAATAACTCCGAGACGCAATGCTAATTGGTACATAAATCAGTTGAACAATGGCAATTTGGTTTATTGGAACACAAAAAAAATAAACCGCTTAGTAACCAGCAACAGGCAACAAATCGCCCAACTAGGTACTAAACAGTTTATATTTAACAATAGTATACCAAATGAAAAAGATTTAGACAAGCTCCGAAAGAAACATAATTATCAGTACTATCAATCCGCATGGCATGGTTCGCCACATGACTTTGATGAATTTGATTTAGGTGCTATTGGTACTGGTGAGGGTAATCAAGCACATGGTTGGGGATTGTATTTTGCTAAAGATAAGAAGATAGCAGAAAATTATAGGGATATATTAGGTGCAAATAGCATAGAGATTGTTACAGATAAAACAAAGTATAAAATAAATGAAGATGCAGAATGGTATGATGAGAAAACAGGAAATGTTATAAGCGATGAAAGCCCTTTGTCTATGGCTCTTACTGAAATTGCGGAAGTAGGGAGTAACGATAAGGCAATTAAAAGTTTACATAAATTTATAGACTCAAAGAAAGGGAAAAATACTCAATTTGTTATATCACAAACCAAAAGAGCTGTAGAAGCAATTAAGTTATTAAAAGAAAGTAAATTTACTAAGCAAGAATGGAAGTCCATTTTTAAAGTAGAAATACCAAATGAAACAGAATTGTTACCAGAGCAATATCCTATTTCTGGATATAGTCGATATGTAAGAGATAGCTTGAAAAACGGATTACATAAAATGTCAGAAGAACAACTGGAACGTTTTACAAGTCTATTAATTAAATATCACAAAGGGACTATTATTGGTGATGAATGGACAAATAAATACACACACTTTATGGATGTAGGGTACATAATATCTGAATTACACAACAGAAATAAAACAATAAATGACATCAATAAAATTCAAAAAAGAAATGTTGATAGATTTTTGAAGTCAGTAGGTATAGATGAAAATATTGATACCATAGCTGGTAATGAAGATTTATTGGAAACCGTGTATAAAAAGTTTAGATATGATCTATATCCACAATACGAGAAAGAAAAACAGTTAGAACGAGAACGTGAAGAAAAAGCTATCTCGAATGTAAAGACTGATGTATATGGTGCATTAGAAAAAACAAATATTGATGGCAAACAATTGTATTCGTTTTTATCTCATGCACTTAGTAATGATGAACATTTTAATTTTCATAACGTGAAAAACGCTAAAAATGCTAGTGAATTTTTAAATAGTATCGGTATAAAAGGCATCTACTACGATGGCAACCGAGACGGACGATGCTATGTGGTATTCGATGACAAGGCAATCAAAGTCATTGAAAAGTACAACCAATCTGTTAATGGCATGACCGAAATCATGAGCGATGGCGAACGTATCATCAGTATTTTTAAAACAGCAGATAGAAGTACATTCTTACATGAAATGGGCCATGTGTTCTTTGATGATATTCAAAAACTAGCATCTATGGACAATGCACCTAAACAATTACTTGATGATTGGAACACACTCAAAGAGTGGAGCGGTTGGGTTGATGGCGAAAACGTAGATAACACCAAAGCACATGAGAAATTCGCAAGAGGCTGGGAAAGCTACTTACGAAGTGGCGAAGCACCAACAAAAGGATTACAACGAGTATTCCGTCAATTCTCTAAATGGTTAACTCGTATTTATCGTAGTGTTCAACGATTAGGCGGTGAAGTACCATCTGACATTAAAGATATAATGGCACGCATGATAGCTACACAAGACGATATTGAAAACTACGCACACGAGCAAGCATTAGAGCAATTTGAAAATACAAAATTGTATCAACAGTTGAGCGAAACCGAACAAGCACGAGTACAAGGCTACATTGCTGACATTAAAGAAAAAGCAAAAGAACGTGTAATGCGTAAGTACATGAAAGAGTTAGACAATCGACCTATTAAAGAATGGGAAGAAGTAAAAGACGATGTACAGGTTGCAATCGAAAAGCGTTTAATCGAAGAATATCCTATCTATAAGGAGCATCAACGATACATGGCATTGGGTGATGGTGCATTGGAAAATACTCAATATCGAACTATTGAGGGATTAGAAAAAGCGGAACGTGAGGAAGCTGGCAGTACTTACGATGAAGCAGTAGCACAGGAAATGGAAAACGCTAGAAACGAGTTTGTTAATGATCCGAATGCAGGCAAATCTAATCAAGAAATAGCCGAAGAAATGCTACTATCTAATCAAGGACAAATGGAACTTACGCAAGAGGAAGCACGCTTAATCAAGGCACATACCAATAAAGAACTTGCTAAGAACTGGGAATTACTAAGCAAATTACAAAAGCTAGACCCTAACAGTGAAAATCTTGATGAAGAATTGAAACCAATTGAAAAAGAATTGACGAAAGCCGAACGCATCAAGAAAGACAATGCAAGGGTAGCACAGGAATTAGGCAGTGTATCTAAAGAACTTGATACTGCACAAGAACGCATTGAAAATCTAAAAGCACAGTTACAAGAACGCATTGATGCGGTGCGTGCAATTCGTGATGGTGGATTTGGTACTATTCCGAAATACATGGAACGTGCTAAAAGAGAATTAGGCGATTTGACATTATCTCAAGCTAGCCAGTACAAAAAATACCAAAATCAAGCTGTAAGAGATGGCAAGAAAGCAGATAGTGCATTGGCAACTGGTAAAGTAGATGAAGCGCTACGTGCTAAACAATCACAAATGCTAAACCAAGCAAGGGCAAGAGTAGCGTTTGAAAATTCAAAAGCTATTAAGAAATTGCGTGTTAAATTGTTAGAACAAAATGCACGCATTACTCGTGCGAAAAACCCTGTAATGCTAGACCCTCAATTGCGGTACTTCTATACTCATATGATGTACCAAATGGGGTTGATTAAGCGTGACGGATTGATACCTACAGATGGATTTGATGAAACGGTTATTACTAATCGACTTGACCCAGACGCAGGTATAGCAGGATTCAATACATTAATTAGTATGGATGATACTGTAAGCGGTATTTTTAATGCTAAATCACCTCGTACATTCGCTACCTTAACCGTTAATGAATTGAACATGCTCGAAGAATTAATGACTGGCATGTATCAAAACGGACGTAGAGAATATGAGCATAATAGCTTTTTAACCGAAAACGGCAATCCTTTATCTATTGATCATGTAGAACGTGATATCCTTGATAAGGCTATTGAAACATTTGGCGAAGTAGAAGAAAGCACTTTCAACATTGAAAATAGCAAGACTACTAAAAACGCTATATTCAATAAGATGGCTAACTTCATTGAATCGTTACAACAAATCAAAACCATCTTGCGCCGTTTAGATGGTGGCAAGGGTGGCCCTGCTGAAATGTATATCTACGATACTATTAACCGTGCACGGCAACATTTCAACGAACGTCTTGAAAGTGAAACGATGCGCCTAGCTAAAAACGTAGCATTATATTCTCGTAAGGAACTCTATAAAATCCGTAACAAACGAGGCTATCAAGTAGGGGACGCAAGAAACCTCACTAAAGAGCAAGTTATGGCCCTAGCCTTGAATTGGGGGACAGAACGTAATAGACAACGTGCTATAGAGACCGTAAAAGCCAATGAGGTTGAAATAGAACGACTATTCCAAGACGTACTCGATGATAGAGACTGGGAATTTATTATCCGTGAATGGGAGCAAATCAACTCATTTTATCCAGAACGTAGTGCAGTACAAGAACGCATGACAGGTAATCCATTAAAGAAAGAAGAAGGAATTACATTTAGAATCGGCGGACGTACCATAGAGGGGCAATATTACCCTATAATGTACGACCCTAAGACTAGCGGTAAATCTTCTAATCACGAAATGGAAGATATAGCACAATCATTCATGAGTAGTAATGCTACCTTTGGTTATGGCATGAGTGCTACTAAATCACGTCTTGATAAGGTGAAAGATAAACAATTGTTATTGTCTTTAGATGTAATACCTCGTGCAATTACAGAAAGCATCAATCACATTACGATGCGTGAGGCGGTTACGGATGTAAATACGTTAATTAATCGTAAAGAATTTGCGGACTATATTACAAATAAACTCGGTGCTAGTGAGTACCAATACTTGCGCCAATGGGTACGAGACCAATGGACAACGGAAGTATCTCGGTTAACCGAATTTGACAATATGATGCAAACGATTAAGCGTAATATCTCATCTGCTGTTATGGCAGGCAAGGTAAGTGTAGCTATCCAAAACGTGGCGAATATTCCTGTGGCTATGGAACAATTAGGCGCAGCAAGAGTAATGCGTGCGTTATATCGTGCAGGTGTAGGCGTATATGGCCGAGGTTCTGGACGGTATAACGAAACTCGTGAATTCGTATTAGGAAAATCCGTAATGCTCCGTGAGCGTGTACAAACACTTGATAAGGATATGCGTAGAGGTTTAGAAATCGGTGGTAAAGGATTTACGATTGATGGTAAATCTGTAGGCGGTTACACCATGGAACAATTAGGCGAGGCCCGTGATGCTATTAATAGTTTGGGTTACAGTCTACTTTCTGAAACGGATCTAATGCTTTCTGTTCCGATTTGGAAAGATGTATACGATGTGGAATATTCTAAACTTGTACAAAAAGAGGGTATATCTTTAGAGTGGGCAGACCAACGAGCAATTGAACTAGCTGATAAGGCTATCATTGATATATTTGGTAGTGGTGATATTAAAGACCAAGCAGGCATACAACGCAACAAAGGGACCATCGCTAATTTTGCGACTACGTTCTACACGTATGCTGGCACACTATGGAATATGCAACTTGACGGATTCTATGCATTTAAAGATAGAGGGGATTTCAAGAAATTCGCTCGTGTAATCTTCTATGACCTATTTATGCAAGCTGTAATCATGGTTATATATAATAATCTCTTTGGTAGCGATGATGACGATGACCCTACAAAAATAGCTAAGTCATTAACTAAAGAATTTGTAAATCAAAGCGTCATGGGCGTACCGTTCGTGCGTGAGGGTATCACACAAGCTATGAATAGAATGTTAGGCGAAAAGGTATACAATCGTGGAACGTCGCCGTTATCCTATGCGGTAATCGATAAAATCGATGATATATTTACTGCTGTGAATAGTAGTAAAAAGGATTGGACGGACGTAGGACGTGCAGGACTACAATTTGCCAATTCTATGACAGGGTTAAGCAATACACTAACCGATGGCGTCATGACAATTGCAAAATACGGTTTAACGGATATAGATGCAGAGCTCGAAGATTTGCTATATTCCGTCATCTTTGATAAACGATTGAAATCTAAGAAAGAAAAACAAAAGGAAAAAAAGCAAAATAAATATTGATAAATAAGGACTACCCGCTTTTGGGTAGTCCTATTTATATACATTCACGAAAGGGGAACAAATATGATAACAGAAGTCAAAAAACCTAGTGTAGTTTATCAATGTGATGGAGCAAATAAGAAATGGATATGGCCATATGATTTCAATAAGATTGAAGATGTAGCCTTGATTATTGTCGATGAAGATGAGAACAGAATCCTTAAAACAAGAAATATTTCTTATGATAAGGAGAACAAAACATTAATATATCCGACTATTGGTGAAGCTTTAGATAATACTCATAAGATTGTTCTTGAAAGGAAAACACCTATTGAGCAATGTACGGATTTGCCAGATGTTCATCCATTTCAATACATAGAAAAAATGTTTGATAGAATTACGTTAATTTTGCAAGAAATGCAAGACAATGTTGAGAACTCATTAATTACTCGTTTGGGGAGTGATATTGATGCATCAATGGTGCTACGTAAAATTGCTAATGCAGCTAGTGCGGCGGCTAATGATACTATCGATGCATTTGCTGATAAAAAAATGGTAATAACGCATCCTTTATTCGGAGAAGGAATGACGCAAAGCGGAGATTGCACATTTATCGGAATTGATGGGAAATGGTTTATAATCGACAGTTTGGCTAAGTCCGATACTAATTTAAATTCAATCCTAAAGTGTATGGAAGATAATAAAATAGATAAATTTGAGTTTGG